TTGTGATGAAGTTGAGCGTTGGGTAGAGTTCAAAGAAGAAGGTAGTGGTCGCATACCGACTTCCAAACTTATCCAATACATTCAAGCCAAGCTGAAGGAGAAGAACACATGAACAAAGATGAAATAATTCCTTTGAATATAGAAGATGAATATGTACGCAATTATCTTTGGGAGAGGGCTTTAATTGCTGTTGATGACCCATGCACAAAAAGTCACCCGCATGAAAACATGAATGAGTATTGCCAACATAAAACAGCACAACTCCAAAAGGAATGCAACACATGAAGACACCTGAAGACGAAGAGTTCGAGCGCATCGAACGAGAGCAAAAGAGAATCATAGAAACACAACAGGCATTGCGTGAAGAGATGAAACAGGCCAGTAAAGCCTTTGATGTTGCATATGAGAACTACAAGCGTAACGAAGTGCTAGAAGAGGTAGCACAAGAGATTGAGAAGTTCAAGGGTTTTGGTGAAGACACCATCGCATCGTTCACTGTTTACATTCGAGGCATGAAGAAATGATCAAAAATCCACCATCAAGAGAATTTTGTTTGTTTGTAGCAAAAAACACATTTGAGAGCCAAGACATATTTGGAGAGAAATATTGGAATTGGCTCTTCATGTGGGGATGGTATGAACACTGGGTAGAAAACTATTGGTATAATGATTAACAAAAGATTAAGTTAACAACAAGTAAATGATCGAACAAATCAAGACGTACAACGCCAAGATGAGGGGACAAGTACGCAATCGGAAACTCGAAGTTGTAATTGATTTTATTTACAAATGTACCGATTGTGGTACAATATGGAGAACTAAAGATGACACAAAAGCGCACGATTGCCAAGGCAAAGACTCCTGCGACCAAGGCACCCAAAGAAAAAAAAGAGATTAAGTCTGTTCTGAATCCAAGACAAACTACCATCAAGGCAAACAAAGCCCAGCCATTGAACGTAAAGCCAAAGACACCAACACAAGAAGAGGTCAACGACTTAGAGTGGATGAACTGGGTAGAGTACGCACAAGCAAGACTCAAATACCTAGAGAACAAGCTAGAGATCGCAAACGACCAAATAAAAGCCCAAAAAGCAAACATCGACAGGCTCAACAGAAGAGTCATGCAGGGATAGCAAAAACAAACACTTTAAGATAAACTATCTTCTAAGCATAAGACTTTAGATAGGGAATGCAACAATGACCATAATGTTGTTAGCGTGCACTAACTTATCTATATTAGATTAACTTAGGGGTAAAGACAATGACAGTAGGTCAAAAGACAGGTGGGAGGCAGGTAGGAACGCCCAACAAGGCTACGCAAGAGGCAAGGCAGGCCATAGCTACCTTTGTTGATGGAAACGCTCACAGGCTCGAAAAATGGCTTTCTGAGGTAGCTGAGGGTAATGAAGCTTATGGGATTAAGCCTAACCCAGCGAAAGCATTCGAGTTGTTCCAAAGCGTGGTTGAGTACCACATACCTAAATTAGCTAGAACAGAGATAGCTGGGGATGCTGAGAACCCAGTAATCCACGAGCACAGGATCAAGGCTAAAGAACTGATGGGCCAAGTCATGAAGAACATTGAACTAAAGTCTTAACATGAGTGATGCGTTTGCATTGCTGAAGGACCCAAAGGTGAAGGAAGCCTTTGATGTCTTAGATCCAACTGACCAGATAGCTTATGCGAGAAGGCTCCAATGGATACAGAAACAGCACAGGCATCAGAAGTTGCCACAGGGGGATTGGTGGAGCTTTTGGCTCCTTTTGGCGGGTAGGGGTGCCGGGAAGACGAGGACTGCGGCAGAGCAGATCTGGTGGTGGGCATGGCAAGAACCGAACTCACGCTGGCTGTGTGCTGGACCAACCTCTGCTGACGTCAGGGGAACCATGTTTGAGGGTGAGTCAGGACTCATTGCCTGCATCCCTGAGCAAATCATAGCTGATTACAACAGGGCTTACAGTGAGATCAAGCTGATCAATGGATCGCTGATCAAGGGAGTGCCAGCGTCAGAGCCTGAGCGTTTCCGTGGAGGGCAGTATCATGGGGCGTGGTTGGATGAGTTGGCCGCATGGGACTACCTCCAAGAAGCCTACGACCAAGTCATGTTCTCAGTCCGTTTAGGTGAACGCACTAGGATCATAGCTACCACCACCCCAAGGCCTAAAGACCTCATCGTGGAGCTTGTAGGCAGGGATGGTGACGATGTGAAGGTCACGACAGCCTCTACCTACGACAACATCAAAAACTTGAGCCCATCGTTCCAGAAGCAGATTCTGCAGTACGAGGGGACAAAGCTTGGGAAACAGGAAATCTACGCTGAGATCCTAGATCCTGAGGACACTGGCATCATCAAGCGTTCTATGTTCAGGCTATGGCCTAACAGCAAGGAGTTCCCCAAGTTCGAGTTCATTGTCCAGTCTTATGACTGTGCCTATACAGATAAGACGATAAACGATCCAACAGCCTCGATAACCTTTGGGTGCTTTCGTCCTACAGATGGTCCAATGAGCGTGATGGTGATCGATTGCTGGCAAGATCGCTTACAGTATCCTGACTTGCGTCCCAAAGTTAAAGAGGAGTTTGAGGTTGTGTTTGGGGATGGTAGGGAGAAGAAGAGGGTGGACTTGATTCTGATTGAGGACAAGTCAGCAGGGATTTCCCTGATACAAGACTTGCAGAGAGCACATTTGCCTGTGAGGGCGTACAACCCGGGGCGTGCAGACAAGACCCAAAGGCTCAACATCGTCTCCAACATCATCGCCATGGGCAGAGTCTGGATACCTGAGAGCAGTAAGACCAAGGGCTTCGTCAAAGACTGGGCAGAGGGCATGGTCAGCCAAGTCTGTAGCTTTCCTGAGTCAGCTCATGATGACTTTGTGGATGCCATGACTCAAGCTCTGAGATATCTGAGGGATTCAGGCTGGTTAGACATTGATGGACCAGCTCCAGAGGCATGGGACATGGATGACTATGTGGACTCAGGTATGCCCAGAAACAAAGGCAACCCTTATGCTCAGTAGACCCACAGCCAAAAGGTTGGCATAATGGCAGACATCGCAGTGGGGGATAATCATGCCTGATGACAACAGTACGGGAGCATCGTTTGGTGTCTTCCCACAGATGAAGCCAACAAGATCGTTTCAAGATCCTGAGGCTTCTAAAGATATGCCAGTCCAGTTGGTTCGTGGAGCTGTAAAGACTGGCTTAGGAATGGTCCCTGACATTGCACAGACTGCATTAGATATTGCAGGCAATGACACCAAGCTTCCCCTGACATCAGACTGGTGGGAGCAGAAGCTTCCCCTGAAGGCAACCTCACCTGAAGGCAGGTTTGCAAGCACAATAGGCGAATACTCTCCATTTAATCCTTTGATGGAAGCTGTGCCTAAAGCCATTGGTAAAGGTGCTTCAATAGCTGGACAGGGCTTGAGCGAGGCTATGATGGGCCAAGGTCCTGAGTGGTTGAAGTCAGTCGTTCCTCAGCCCAAGTTTGTTCACCATGAGAACACACCCAAAAGCCCCAATCCACTGGTAGGAACAAACTACAAAACCACTGACCTTGGTGGCCTGTTGCCTGAGAAGCCACTTGACCTTGAGAGCAAAAAGGGTGCTCAAGCTTCTATGTGGGACTGGGATTCATCCAGCACGAACAAGGCAATCAATGAGGTCTCAGGCGAGAAGTTACCCCAAGACGTTATAACCCATGGTGGCTTCTTGTACCCATTAGACCCAGCAAGGGCTAGGCAAGGGATCGTAGGCTCATCCAATGAAGGGATTGCCAATCGTGTTGTAAACAGGGATGCCATAGCTAGACTAGAGAACCTGATGCAAGGTGGAACAGGTGAGGTTATTCACTTTCCAACCACGATGGGTCCATATTCTGAGAACTTCTCAGTCCAGCCTCCTAGTGTTCTGGATCAGTTATTGGCTAAAAGATATATTGAAGACCCAAAAAATCATGCAAAGATAGTCAATGACCTCAATACTGATGTCAAGCTGTCTAAGCCTAAAAAGGGCTTCCCATTCCAAGGATTTGCTGGAGTGGAAACGCCACTAGGCCAACAGCAGTTGTATCAGACTGGGATCGTGAAGGATGGGGTTCAGGTCGTGTCCCCGGGCAACCTTCGCAAAGCCCTTTTGAATGTTGCCTACAATAAAAAGCACCAGAAAGCAATTGGATTCAACGCTGAAGACATTTCCAACGCCATCACTGAGCCTGACCTCATTGGCGTTCCTAAAGGCTACATGGGCAAGACTGTCATCAGCTCAGGTGATATGCCAATGCATACCATTGCTGGTTCTGACATTGGTTCTTATGACACTAGGTTTGGCAACGATGTAGCTCACTATGCTGGGACATTGGGGACACACATTCCTGTTGAGACCATTTTCAAGAATCAATTGGAAAACTTTGACAATTTGATGCGTATCAAAAAAGGCAAAGCTTGGGACAATCAATCTGATGTTGTCAAAAGAAACCAGTTGATTAATATGCTTGCCAACAGCAAAGAGACAAATTTCTCGCAGATTCTGGACAACGAAACCCTTGATCGAATTGGCAAGGAGATAGAACGTCAAGCCAGCATGAAGAAGGCTAAGGGTGGCAAAGTCCATATGTCTGACAATCTAGACACACAGTGGGCTGAGACAGCTTTTGCAGGTGGAGGCGAGGTAGGTGCAATCAAGTCTATGCTAGCAGAAGCTCCTGAGTTAGCCCATACCATTCGTGGATTGTTTACCAAAGAAGCTCCAGATCTCAATGACTTGATTGAAAAGATCAAAACATCTGATCGTCAGCCAGTGATACCCATGCCTAATCGTTGGTTTACCAATCCTGAAGAAAACCCACAAGTACAGCCTTTGGTTGAAAAAGTCTTGAATGCTAACAACATGAAGCGTGAGGACTTTCACTCTGGTGCCTTCATAGATCCTAAGACTGGACTCATACTAGACAACCAAATCCACAAAGATGTGGGTGTTGCCATTGATCCACTCACCAATAGACCCATCATGACAACTGGTGGAGTCACTGGCATGGAGTCTTTGCCTAAGGGTCAGGGATCGTTTACCAACTCTAACTTGCTCAAGCAAGGAAAGTACAAGCCAGTTGGTGGTGACTCAATCCTCAATGACCTTGGATTCATCGCAACAGTTGACAAGGCAGGAATGGGCCATGCGTATGGTTTAGGAACTGACTACGCCTCTCCTGTGCTATTGAACAACCTTGGAACAGGTTCTAACCCTACTTTGCGTCCCAGAAGCGTTGGTGACGTATTTGGTATTGGTGATGTTGTTGGTCAAATGCAGATCAACAGGAATGGTCCAGTGCACGATGTATATGAAAAGCTATTAGTTGCACCCAAAGGTTCTGACGTTCAGGGTGTCAAACTCAGCAAGAAAAAAGGTGGAAAAGTGACTAAACACATCATTGATGGTCATGAAGTCCACGTTCACGAGAGGATGTTGTAATGCCTAAAGTTAAACCATTATTCTCAGCTCTTGAACAGGCTGTAGAGTCATTAAATAGAAATAAAGGGACAGGGCAAGCATTCATCAATGACTTGCTCAAAAACCCTGCTGTAAAGCCTGCAGAGCTTGCTGATCGTGGAATAGACACTACCTTGAAGGCCATGCCTCAGGTAGACAAGCCAACCCTCAAGAAGATTGTTCAGAGTAAGCCAGCACCTCAGATCAAGCAAAAGACCTTGGGTGCACCTGATTACAGGGACTTAGATAAGCAAGAGCACTCTTATCTATCTTCTCTTGAAGATCATTTTGATCGTGTTGGAATAGATAATATAGACCCACATGATTATGCAGAGTTAATGGAGTTGCAAAACATCAGGGACAAAAGCACCTTTGATACTTTGAGTGACGAGCAATCCAAGATTTATAAGCAGATCAATAAAGCTAGAGATGCTGGAAACATGAGCAGGGTAAAAATGCTCAAACAAGACGTTGATCACCTAGACAATAGGATTGAACATCTTGATAACATGAAGATTGTGACGCCCTATCACGAGGGCTTGACCATACCTAATGGTGAAAACTATCGTGAGATGCTGTTGACTTTACCCAATGGTGGGTTTGGAGGCGTATCAGCACACTTTGGTGGTGAGCCTAACATTATTGCAAGTATGCGTTTAAAGGACCGTTTAGGTCCCAATGGTGAGAAAGTATTGCACCTTGAGGAGTTGCAATCAGACTGGCATCAGCAAGGGCGTGACAAGGGTTATTCTCAAGGATTGACTTCTGAAGAACAAAATGAACTAGCTGAGTTAAAAAAATTGCCATTAAACGACATTATGGCTGACCCACAAATTACTGAAAGATTCAGTTTTTTAGCACAAAAAAATAAAGGCGTTCCTGACGCCCCATTTAAAAAAAACTGGGAAGAGCTTGCTTTAAAGCACTTAGTGAACCATGCAGTGGAAAATGGATATGACAAGATTGCTATAACGCCCGGTGCGACGCAGGCAGATCGTTACCGATTGAGCAAACACATAGATTCGTTGAATGTCTTTCCCATGAAAGATGGAAACTACAACCTTTCTTTTATACCAACCAACGGTTTAAGCCCTGCCAGACAATACAAACTAGTTAGCCCAAGTGAGTTACCAAACACTGTTGGCAAAGATCTAGCCAAGCAAATTGCATCTGACATGCACATCGATAACAATCCAAACGGCGTTTCAAAAGAATACTCTGGTCTTGATCTTGATGTTGGTGGCAAGGGCATGATTGAGGCTTACGACAAGCGTATCCCCTCTATCCTGAACAAACTTGGTAAACCATTTGGTGCTGAAACACAATTAAATGGTTTGACAGTTGAAACCAAACCATCAACAAATTTTCAAGTAAGAGATACTGCAAATCCAGATAGAGATCCTGTAAGGTTTATGCAAGCCACAGATGCGGCAAGATTTGTTTCTGCTAAACCAAACTCAGCAGATCTTGTGATTGAGCCTCAACCTGCTGAATATGCAAACTTACATTCTTTTGACATCACACCAGAAGTAAAAGAAAAAGTTCAAACTGAAGGCTTCCCTATGTACAAAAGGGGTGGCAAAGTAAAGTTCAATGAGGGTGGCTACAACGAGCTACCAGACACAGATGTCAGGATTGATCCTAGAATGTTTGCCCAAAGGATGGGCGATAACTCTATGGCTGATATGTCTTTAAACGTTCCCATGCGTGATGTTGACCTTGGTGCAGGCATAAGCTCCATGGCTCCTCCATCACAAAACATCCAATCTGGTAACGTCAGCCAATACCACACACCATATCTTCAAGCAGGAACTAACCTTGGTGGCGTTAGACTGTCAGGCAGAATGATGGAACCAGCTCCTAACGTGACCAATACAAACCTAATGGCTAACGTGCCTGTTGGTTCTGGACAGCTAGGCTTAGGCGTTATGAACACTAAGACACCCTACATGAACGAGCTTTCCAATGCTAACCTTAACTACAATATGCCAGTAGGCAGAGGTAGGCTGAATGCAAATGTAAACAGAAATTTGCAGAACAAACAAAACCAAGTCAATGTCAATTACACGCTCCCATTTAAAAAGGGTGGCAAAGTCTATATCAGTGATAACCCTGATACGCAATGGGCTGAACTAGAGTTTAAAAGGAAATAATCATGGCAACACAAATGCCTATTGAGCAAGACTACAACCGTTATATCGATGGGATGTCAGAGCCTGATGAGGATGGCAACATCGAGGTTGATTTGCCTGATGACGATTCAGATGTGATTGAACAGCCAGATGGTTCAGCCATTGTGGTGATGAATGACTTTGAAGGTCCGATGGAGGATGCAGACTTCTACCAGAACTTGGCTGAGGAGTTTGACCCATATGACTTGAATGCTGTGGCGATGCGTTACTTGGACTTGATCAAGAATGATAAGACGAGCAGGGAAGAGAGAGACAAGAAGTATGAAGAGGGGCTGAAGAGGACTGGGCTGGGGAATGATGCTCCCGGAGGGGCGAACTTCATGGGTGCCAGCAAAGTTGTCCACCCTGTCATGGCTGAGGCTTGCGTAGACTTTGCCTCAAGAGCCATCAAAGAGATGTTCCCACCTGATGGCCCAACCCGTACCAAGATTCTTGGTGATGTCACCAAAGACAAGGTAGCCATAGCTGAACGCAAGCGTGACTACATGAACTGGCAATTGACTGAGCAAATCGAAGAGTTCAGGGACGAGCAAGAGCAGTTGTTGACTCAGTTGCCCTTGGGTGGTTCCCAGTACCTCAAAATGTGGTATGACGATCACAAGAAGCGTCCCTGCACTGAGTTTGTGCCTATTGACAAGATCTACTTGCCCTTCGAGGCTGGTAACTTCTACACAGCCCAGCGTGTGACTGAGGTCAATACCATCAGCTCATGGGAATTTCAAAACAGGGTTAGATCTGGTTTATACAGGGATATTAACCTGATCAGAGCCTCTGCAGAGCCAGAACAGAGCTTTGCTGAGAAGGCAAATGCAAAGATTGAGGGTAAGCGTTACGAGGACAACGATGATGGAGTGAGGAATGTCTATCACATCTACACTTGGCTTGAGCTTGAGGAAGACAAGCGTACCAAGGGAGAGTCAGCACCTTACATCCTGATGGTGGATGAGCTGGACCAAAAAGTGGTTGGTCTCTACAGAAACTGGGAGGAAGGTGATGAAACGCTTACAAAGTTGGATTGGCTCATTGAGTTTAAGTTCATACCTTGGAGGGGAGCGTATGCGATTGGTCTCCCTCATCTCATTGGTGGACTTAGTGCCGCACTCACAGGCTCGCTTCGTGCGCTACTAGACTCAGCCCACATCAACAACGCCTCCACGATGCTGAAGCTAAAGGGTGCGAGGATGTCTGGGCAGACACAGCAGGTGGAGGTGACGCAGATTGCTGAGATTGAGGGGGCACCCGGTGTGGATGACGTTCGCAAGATCGCCATGCCCATGCCCTTTAATCCACCTTCTCCTGTGCTGATGGAGTTGTTAGGCTGGCTCACGGATGCCGCCAAAGGGGTCATCACCACCTCTGAGGAGAAAATCGCTGACGTTAACGCCAATATGCCAGTTGGCACCACACAAGCTCTAATCGAGCAAGGTGCTGTTGTCTTCTCAGCCATCCACGCAAGGCTCCACGACAGCCAAGCAAGGGTTCTAAAGGTCCTTGGCAGGCTCAATCGTTGGTACTTGGATGAACAACGCAAGGGTGAGCTGGTTGCTGACCTTGATGTCCACCAAGATGACTTCAAGCGCAATACAGATGTGATCCCTGTTTCTGACCCACACATTTTCTCTGAGACCCAAAGGATGGCTCAGACCCAAGCTGTGATGGCAATTATGGGTAACAACCCTGATTTGTTTGACAGAAAGGCTGTCATTGAGCGTTTCTTGAAGCAGATGAAGGTTCCTCAGATCAACGAGTTGTTGGTTCAAGAGCCTGATGATGACATGATTGGCTCTGCAAAAGAGAATTTCAATATGTTGAAGGGCCAGCCAGCCAAAGCATATGAAGAGCAGGACCATTTGGCACACATCCAGAGCCATTTAGACTTCTATCGCAACCCAATGTTGGGTTCTAACCCTTTGTTTATGCCAAAAGTGTTGGGACCTATGATTGATCACCTTCAACAGCACGTTGGAATGTGGTACGAGGAAAGCATGGATGACATTGTGGACCAGAGTGTTAGCTATAGTGACATGGATTATGACGATCCTAAGAACACAAAGAAGGTAGATCAGGCTTATGCCATGGCTTCTCAGCAGGTTTTCTTGGAGTCACAGCAGATTTTTGCCAAAGTTATGCCTTTGATTGCACAAATGCAACAGCAGTTGGATCAATTGAAACAGCAAGCACAGCCTCAAGACCCTGATGCACAGATTTTGTTGCAAACATCGATGGCTGAGACGCAGAGACGGGCCGCCCGTGACAAGGCAGACACTGCCATCGCACAACAACGCCTCCAAATGGATCAACAGCTCGAATCTGCCAAGCTTGCACAGAAGCAACAGGAAGATCAGAGCAAGAACCAGATGGACATTTTGCTTAACAGGACTGACAACCAGACTAAACAGACAATTGAATCTGCAAAAATAGCCCATGACAAGGCTGTTTTGCAACACGAGCAGGCAAAAACTGCATTAGACCTAGCGTTTAAACCACAAACCTACTAAGGAGGACCAAATGTCCAGTGATAACGAGCAAAAGTCTGTGGAAGTACCACAGCACAAGCGTATTGCCCAAGGAGAAAAACTTGACGGTACATCTTATCAACCCAAAGGTGGATCACAAACCCCATCTAAACCCCAAGGAGCGTTAGCACAAGCAAAAAACAAATAAATGGTCTCAATTTCACAGGTTATCAGCGTTATTAAGAAAAGACAGGCAGACATTGCGTACTCTTTAGGAGCAGGCAATGCATCGACTTGGGAGTCTTATCAACGCATGGTAGGTGTCTATACAGGCCATCAAGAGGTCTTAGACATCATTAACAAACTTTTAGAAGACGAAGAGGAAAAAGACAATGACAGATAGCACAAATGGCTCAGATCTAGCTTGGGCATTCCCTGAGGTAGATCCACAAGCCAAACCACTTGGCGCAAGGATTCTAGTGCAATTGAAACGCACAAAGAAAACAACAGCGAGTGGTATTTTTATGGTTGCTGAAACCAAAGAAACAGAGAAATGGCAGAACATGGTAGCCAAAGTTCTCATGATTGGACCCCTAGCGTTCAAGAATAGAGACACTATGCAACCGTGGCCTGAAGGTTCTTGGTGTCAAGTTGGGGACTATGTGCGAGTTCCCAAATGGGGTGGCGATAGGTGGGAAGTACCTGTGCCAAATGAAGACCCTAACGAAGAGCAAGCTCTTTTCATGATTCTTAACGATCACGAAGTTATCGCTACGGTAACTGGAGATCCCTTAACAATGAAAGCTTACATATGACAACGGATAAAAAAGTCGAAGAACCGATTGACATCAACGTCAATGAGGAACTGGATGGATCTGCAACAGTAGACCTACCTGAAGATTTAGTACCTGAGGGTGACAATCGTGAACCTGAAGTTAAAGCTGGCTCAGAGGATGACTTCCATCCTGATGACTCAACTGAGACTAGGTCACAAAAGAACAGACGCAAACAAAAGCGTGACTTAGCCAAAGCTGTTTCTGCTGAAAAAGAGCTGAAATATGAAATGATCAAGCGTGAAAACGAATTGTTAGCTGAACGCTTGGCTACTCTTGAAAGAAAAGCACAGAATAACGAGATTGCTCGACTGGAAAAGGCTTTTGAGGACGAAACCGTTCGCCTTAACTACTATGAGACCAAAATGGAGGAAGCTATCTCTGCAGGGGATGGCGAGACTTTCAAGAAGGCTCAAGCTTTGTGGCACGCCTCAAAAGAAAAGGTCGAGCAAATCAAAGGCACCTACCAAGCCTCAAGTGCACCTCCACAGGTAGCACCACCACCTCCAGATCCTAGGCTACAGAAGCACGCCAACGACTGGATGGCTAGAAACGATTGGTACGATCCCAAGCTTTCAAACACAGAAAGTCGCATTGCAAAAGCAATCGATGAAGAGCTGGTTACAGAGGGCTGGGACCCCAAGCAACGGGATTATTGGGACGAACTTGATAGACGCTTGTCAAAGCATATAGATAGTAGTTACAATGATCACACAGACGTAAGACCGTCTTCTAAAGGACCAAGGAGTGTTGTAACAAGCTCAGGGCGTGAGAGCGTTAATGGCAGTAGCAACCGTAGCACCTTTACGTTAAGGCCAGAACAGGTCAGAGCGATGAAGGATGCAGGTATGTGGGATGATCCCATAAAGCGTGCCAAGATGATTAAGACTTATGCCCAATATGCCCGTAACAACCAATACTAAGGAACAAAGAAAATGGAATCACGTTTAAAAAAATCTCTGAATGCAGGTGGTCGTGACAGTCGTGCTAGCCAAGATATCACTAGACAACCTCCTGAGGAGAAGTTCATGAATTCGCAGGAACGTCCCACTAGGAAGATGTGGAGCGAGGAGTGGACACAGAGTGCTTTACCCAAAGTGCCTGAGATACCCGGGTGGCATCTCTGTTGGCTGTCAACAACCAATAGTTACGACACAATTGATAAGCGTATGCGCTTAGGCTATGTACCTGTTCCACGAGATGAGGTACCTACGTTCTACGAGCAACACAAAGTCAAGAGTGCTGAGATTACTGGATTTGTAACGTGCAACGAAATGGTTCTTTATAAGATCCCTATGGATGTTTATCAAGACGTTATGTTGCATATGCATCATGAGTTACCTAACGAGGAAGCTGAGAAAATCAAAGTCCAAGTTGAGCAACTACAAGGTGCACAAGACAGTTCTGGCAGAAACCTAACGGATATTGAAGGTGATGGTTTAAGGCAATTAAGTCGAAAGAATGTTCCTGATCCTGTATTTCACGGGTAAGGTTTATTTAACAAGGAGATTACTATGTCAGCAACTAGTGCTCCATTTGGCTTGAGACCTGCGTTCCACCCTTCTGGTTTGGATCGTGCACAGGCTCTTGCTGGTGGAACTGCA